GGCATATATAATCCCCCTGCTGATGTAAATGCTGAACCGTTAGCTAATGTTACTTGTGAAGTGGTTAGCGATGTGGGCTCATTCATCAATATGGCAATTCTACCTGCGGTTGTTGAAGTGAAACTATCTCTCCAATGTGTTCCGTAAACAGATATTTGTGATGTCAACGCTCCTGTTCCTCCCATCCCTTTTTGAGTATGATTCAAAACTGCCATTACATCAACTGCATCTGCATAATCTCCCCATACATTTTCTTCGGTAATTCGAGTAGAGGAGTTATCTCCTGTCATTATTCCTGTACGGGTATTACTTACGTACACTCTTTGAATTTTTACATCGTAACATCCTGTAAGTACAGTGTATATAAGTCCACATCCATTTGTAGAACCCATAGTCATAGGAGCTACACGTGTACCAATATTTCTAAGTTTTATTCCTGAACATCCTGTAGCTATTGCCAATAAAGAAGTGTACGGTTGTGTATTTGTTACTGGCATTGTGAGTCCTGAAAATGTCGAGTCTATTGTATTAGAAGATAAATTCCATACTTGACCCGCATAAGTTGTAACTGTTGTTCCCGAAACCGCTTCACAATAAATCGTATTTGTTACATTTATTCTTGTGCAAGTAGTGAAGTTCATAGCTCCCTGAATTATTGTAGGTGTTGTCCATGTACAATCTACTGCTCTTGTTGCAAGTATTGCGTATGTTGTTGCGTTTCCTCTAATTGTATTAGCTCGTATTGTATCATTTGTAAAAGTAAATCCTGCTACATCGGTAAGCACATTAGTATATGCCCCTGATGCAGCCATTGAAACTCTTGCCCAAACACAATCTGCAAAAGTCCCACCCGCATAACAATAAGTCATCGTAAGAGGTGATACAAGTAATGCAGTTGTTGGCTTATTTCCCACCCCTACTTTTGTAAAAGTCATAGGTGTAGCAATCTCGGAAAGAAGTATTGCATCAACAAATCCTGAATTTGATACATTAACAGAATATGCTTGTGAACATGATAAATACCAAGCCATATTACATTTGTCAATATTTACAACTCCACCACCTGTTGTTGTGAAATCATATCTTGTAGCTATAGTGGCACTAGGTATTACATTTGCTGTTCTTGCTGCTGTAGTGCAGTTTTCAAAGAATATGTTTCCAATAACTACTTTTAAGCCTGTTACGGGCGTATATCCGTTAAGTCCTGTACCACCTGAATTCCCTATAGTTACAAGTCCTGTATTAGTTATCCAACAAACTTTTCCACGTGTTGCGTCATTTCCTGTAGCTACAGTAGTTCCTGTCGTAATGGTTGTTCCTGCATTTGGATAAAATTCATAATTACCACTACCTAATGTTTTTTCTATATAAACTCCTGCTGCATATCTTAATAATCCATTATTAGGAATCTGCATGGTTTGCCCTGCGCTACCATTTGTAGTTCCTACTTCATACCAAGCACCTGTAACGTTAAAAACTCCTAATCTATTTGCGTTTATTGTAGAAGCCTCATCTCCAACTATCTCTATCCATCCAATCCTACCTGCATCTGAAGCTGTGGCTGTGATACCTGTTAAAGCCCCCGCAACATAAGTTCCTGATTTTTGCTTTACTCTAATAAACCCTGTAGCTGGCATCGCTGCTCCTGTTGCTGTAGACGCTGCTGTTAAAGCAGAATGTACACCTATTATTTTTCCAGAACCTGAACTATTAGTAATTACAGTGTTCCAAGCAGGTACATTTCCTGAACCACCTGTATAAGGAATCATCCAAATACCTGTACCGTCAATGTTTGCAGAACCTCCTAAAGCCGCAGATAAAGTAATTGTCCCTAAAGTTGCAGACGTAGATTGATTTTGCCCTACGCGACTATCTTGGTCTATAGTTAAAACTCCACCTGAAATTGTATAGGTATCTCCGCCAGTCTTTGCTGTTAATCCGTCAATGTTTTGTGCTGTTGATATTGTATATGCCGCCATTTATTCTAATTCTTTATACCAAAAAGAAAATCCGCACGATGTTTTTCTTTTTCCATTACAGATTAAACCTATTTTGTCCTTATCAGCCCCTGTGTCTAATCCTGCCTCATAACTACTCAAATACTCTTTCCCGTTGGAGCAACAAACCACTTTTCCATTCATATGTGCTCTTGCTAAGTTAACTCTTTGTTCGTGCGAAACTACTTTTCCTCTCTTGTGTTTTACTCTTTTTTCTATCCATTCTTCACTTTGTATTCTTCCTGTATGTGCCTTTCTTGCAATATCTGCCATAAAAAGCCTTTTTTCTGGATTATCTATATATGATTGCCTCATAAAAGCAGCTTGTTTTTTTATAACTTCAACGTCTTTATTTTTAGCAGACTGTGATAAAGTTTTTCTCAACTCATCACTATAGACTGTACCTTGTCCTCCACCAGATGTTAAATTATATCCATAGGGAGCTATTGTATTTAATTCTTTTATCCAATATTTTTCCTTCTCGTTTAGCTCTCCTTCCTCACAGGCTTCTAAAAGACGCACGGTAAAATTTTCTAAAGCGTGCTTTTTTATAGATAAATACAGAAGACTATTATACTTATGATTTTTAAAATCTCTAATGTGGTTTGCAATCCTAGTCTTTAATATTCCTTTAGTTTGTCCAACATACTGTTTATTTGTAACACAGTTCTCTATAATGTATATACAACACTTTATATTTATATCTAATGTAGATAAATCTGGTAAGTTGTGGTTATCCATTAATTAATTTCGTTTGCTTGTTTATAATTCACTTTTACTGAGGTTGTGAGACCGTTTGGTTCTCTAATTAAATCAAAAGAAAAAGGTAATAGCCTATTTTCTATTGTGTCTACTACTTTTTGATTACTCTCAATTATTTCTTGTTTTATATTTTCAAAAGAGCTTTTTAATTCCTCTAAGTTTATATCTACTGTTACTTCAGGTGCGGGAATTTTAGATATTAAATCTATTAGTCCACTTAGTTTTTCTCCCTGCGCCAAAATAGCTTCTAAAACTCCACTGTCCTGTTCTTCTTTTGCAAGACTTTCTGAAATAAGCTTTAAAGCCTCAATTATCTCTAAGTGTCTCTTCTCTAATGAGAGTAATTCAAATTCTTCATCCTCCATTAGATACAGTTTATTAAATCTTTTAGTTTTTTAAGCTCGGCTTTTATTTTATCTTGCTTTATTTTGTTCTTTGTTGGTGTTTCACTCTCTACTAAAGTTTTAGCATCTACAAATTCTAAAGTTAATTTAGGTTTTGTAATATTTTCTTTATCTTTTTGTAATTTGGCAATCTCATCCTCTATTTCTTGTATTCTTGGGTTGGTTGCAAAGATAGGACTAATAATTGTATTATCCAAATTTTCAAGAGCTTTTTTTCGCTCTTCTTCTAAAATTGCTATTTTTTCTGCCGTCTTATCCTTTGGAATTAATGTTGGTGTGTCATCTACTCTTAATTGCTTTTCAATTTCATTTAACTCTGCATCAATTTCCTCTATTCTTGCATTGTTGTCATCTTCAATTGATTCTAGTTCTTTTTCAAGTGTGGCTTTTCTTTCTTGAAGTGTTGGTTCTTTTTCAAGATAGGCAATTGTATTTTTAAGCTCTCCTATCTCTTTTTCTTGCTCCTCTGTTTTTGTTTCTAATGCTTCTAACTCCGATAATTTTGCTTTAGCATCTGTTAGTTCTTGATTTGCCCCTAAATCCATATAACCGCTGATGTGTCTATCTACAATATCCGCTAAGAATTCTGTAGTATAATCATCCATTTTGTAATTAGAGTCAAATAACTTAAATAGAAATCCTGACTTATCTTTTATTTTAAATTTACCGTTTGTTATAGCATCAACTGTTCCTTGATAGGTGTAGAAACTATCTCTAGCACTTTTATACTGCTTCATTGCAGTTAATAAGTTATTATGGTCTATTTTATTTGTTCCGCTATAACCTTCTATAATGCTGTCAATACTGGACATTTTTTTATCGATATCTCTAAGGTCTTGTCCGCGTATTATACTTGTGTTTAAGTCTGTGTCAGAAGTTTCGTCTGCTATTGCTCTCCTATTAGAAAGTTGTTTTAATTCAGAAGCTATAGTTTCTTGCTCTTGCTCTATTTCCGACTTTCTTTTTTGTAATTCTACTCTTTTATTGGCAAGTGCTTGTAGTTTATTTCCCTTTACTGTATCTCCTTCTGTTGGTGATTTTGGTGCGGCTTGCAGAGTAGCTAATTGCTTTTCTACTTCTTCTTCCTGCTTGGAGACATTTTCGTGTTCTGTATTTAAAGATTTTACTTGATTTTGCTTTGCTTTACTCAATTGCCACAAAGAGCCTGTTATTTCAATAGCTTTCGCATTCTCTTCTCCTACATATTTTGCAACATCTCTTAAAGACTCATTCATAGCTATGTGAGAAGTTTCTCCTGATACTATGGCGTGAGTTAAGGCATCTTTTATTACTCTAGTTTGAGTTTCTGTCCCTCTAATTATTCCATTTCCAACTACGGCGTTGGCAAAATTACTTGCTTCTTTATATGAATTAACTGTTTGTTTATACCCTTCTAGTGTAGCTTGTATGTGTGATTCTCTATCTGCTTCTTTTATGCCCGCATTATTCCACATTTCTTCTGTCACAGAATTCATAGCAATTTCAGCGCGTGGTAATAAATCGTCCATATTATCGCCCATATGCTCTCTAAACTGCAATTCAGCGATAATCTTTTCGTTTTGTGCCAAGTGTGCTCCAACAGCATCTCCTCTTTTTATAGCGTCGCTCTCTCTTTGAACACTCCCTTGTATTTTAGCGTCTGTTAGAATCTTCTCCACAAAAGCATCTTGAGCGAATAGAGATTTTTCTCCATAAACATTTAAACCTTTTGCTACATAGTCTTCTTGATATTTTCTTGCTTGGCTTGTACTTCTTATAGCCCCTCTTACTCCAAATAAACCTATAAGTCCTCCAATTCCAACTTCTTTTAAGCCTTCTTTTGAACCATATTGCTCTGCCATTGATTCATAGGCAGCACTGGCTATAGATAAAGTTTGGTCGTGGTATTTTGGGTTGTAGGTAGATTCTACCCATTTATTTGCTGTTTTTGTTGTTACTCCTTGTAACCCTTCTTCAAATACGCCTTCTGTAAATGATGGTTTTAAAAAGTGATAAGCTCCTGTAAATACCTTTTGTTTTTTTGTTGCTTCTACTCCTTTGAATACTCCCTTTTCTACTTCTTTTGTGCCGATGCCAAAAAGAGATTTATTCATTTGTTTTTCTAAAGATTTGAAAGGTGTTTTAATGTTAAACATCCCTCCAAACATCGCCATATTAGAAACTCCTAAAATAGCCATATTTGCCCCAAAAACAGCATTTGCGCCATCTTCTAATTCTGCTTCAAATTGTTGTCTTTCTTCTGCTGTTGCTACACGTCCATTTTGTTTTTCAAAGTTATCATCAAAGTTCTCTCTTGCTTCTTTTTTAAAGTGAAAAGCTTCTATTCCTGCTTCATTTCCTGAAGTGGTGATAATAAATCTTGCTGTATTTATTCCCTCTCCAACTTTAGCCCCTGTTGCAAATCCCGCTTTTGGTAATGCGCTTTTTCCTGCTTT